GATTATTTCATCTGGGGTGAGCATAGTTTTTCCTTTTTAAAAAATATTTTTGTTTAGGTGTTGCAATTTTAATTTATATCGGTAAGATAAGCAACTCGAAAAGAAAGAAATTTTAACCTCAATGTAGGAGCAGTAAAAAATGAGTGTATTAAGCTCAATAGCAAAACCAACTGATCGTTCGATCATTTGCACAATTACAGGTGATGCAGGATTAGGCAAAACCAGCCTTGCAAGTACTTTTCCTAAGCCAATATTTATTCGTGCTGAAGATGGGTTACAAGCCGTTCCTGAAGCTATTCGTCCTGATGCTTTTCCAATCTTATCTACGGTTGATAATTTGTGGGAACAGCTTACAGCATTAATTAAGGATGACCATGATTATAAAACCTTGGTTATTGATAGTATCACTCAGCTTGATAATTTGTTCACAAGTTATATTGTTGATACTGATCCTAAAAAGCCCAGAACAATTGCCCAAGCACTTGGCGGTTATGGTGCTGGCTTTCAAGCAATATCTTCATTACATGGCAGAGTTCGTAAAGCGGCTGGCATCTTAAATGAAGTAAAAGGAATGAATATTGTGTTTATTGCTCATTCTGAAACAGAAACAATCGAGTTACCTGACCAAGACCCATATACTAGGTATAACATTCGTATGCAGAAAAAGTCTGTTAGCCATTTTGTAGATAATGTCGATATGGTGGCTTACCTAAAACTAGAAACTCATACCTTTGGTGATGGAGAAAGAAAAAAAGCATTTTCTGATGGAACAAGAATATTAGTTTCTTATGCAACAGCAGCAAATATATCTAAAAACCGTTTTGGAATTGAAAAAGATTTGATTGTACAAAAAGGTATTAATCCTTTAATTGAGTTAATACCTTCTATAAATAAATAACCCAAAAAGATAAACGTGTTATAATTTATTTTTATTTTTATGGATTTTTTAAAATGAAAACTTGTAAAAAATGTAATATAGAAAAGCATTTAGATTTATTTTATAAAGCTAAAAGCAATAAAGATGGTTATAACAACGTTTGCGCTGATTGTGTTAAAAAAAAAGTTAATAAGTATAGATTAGATAACATTGAAGCTATTACTGAAAAAAAAGCTCAATATTATAAAAAAAATACTGAAAGATTAAATGCTAAAAGCAAAGCATGGTATGAGAAAAATAAAGATCATGCTTTGCAATTATCTAAGATTTGGCAACAAAATAATCCAGAAAAAAGAACTGAAATACAAAAGAAATATTACTTAAATGGCGGTAAAGAAAAAAAACTAGAATGGCATGAAAAAAATAAAGATCAAAGAAATCTTTATTACAAAGAATATAGAAAAAATAACATAAATGATATTAGAAGAAATAACAGTAAATATCAAAAACAAAACCCAAAAAAAGAATTGCATAGATGCAGATTAAGACAAATGCAAAAATTAAATGCAACTCCTTTGTGGGCTGATTTAAATGAGATAAAAGAAATATATAAAAATTGTCCTAAAGGAATGCACGTTGATCATATCATTCCAATTAAAGGAGAATTAGTATGTGGATTACATGTTATTAACAATCTTCAATATTTAACAGCTTCTGATAATTTATCAAAAGGCAATAAATTTACAACATAATTAAGGAATAAAACAAATGAGTAACTTTTGGGTAACATCTGATAACAAAAACATTGTAGCAACGGGTGAATTTACTTCTGGTGGTGGCAAAATTGAGAACATTCCTGACGATACAACGTGCCTAGCTTTAATTGACGAAGCTGGTATTGCTGAATATGATGGTGCTGAGTATGTAAATCTGCGTTGGACAGTAGCAGAACCTATTGCATACAAAGGTCGCAAAATATTTCAAAAAATACGGATTTATGATGCTGATCTTAAAAAAGCGGATAAAGCTAAAGAAATGTTATTAAACATTGATGCCAACTGTGGTGGAAAACTTGCTGAAAGTGAAGAAGCACCAAATGATAAATCAATGGCGAAAGCCCTTCTTAACAAACTGATGTTGGTTAAAGTATTAGTGTGGGAACTTAATGGTAAGTCTGGCAATTGGATATCGTCTGTAGCTCCAAGAAAAGGTACTTCATTACCAGAACCAATTGCTACAAAAGAACCAACTGTTGAAGATGAAGATGACATCCCTTGGTAAACAACTTTAACGCACAAGGATGTGCATTTCTAACTATATAACTATAAAGGTAAATAACAATGGAACAACAACGTACAGAAGAGTGGTTTGAGAAACGCAAAGGCAGGATAACTGGAAGTAATGTAGGCGCAATACTAGGACGATCACCATTTATAAAGCGCAAAGATGTAATGCGTAACATGGTAAGAGAATATCACGGTTATCCTAGTGAATTTACGGGCAATATAGTTACCAACTATGGTACGCATAACGAACCTATTGCATTAGCTGATTATGAGTTGAAATACAATACAAAAATAGAGTTGACTGGCTTCCATACTTTTGAAGATTGGCTTGGAGCATCACCAGATGGATTAATAAGTGATAATGGTTTGATTGAGATTAAATGTCCATACGGTCAACGTGATAAAAACCCACCAGAGTTTAAAAGCATAGACTACCAAACGCATTATTGGATGCAAATACAAATCCAGTTGCTGGTTACAGGCCGTGAATGGTGTCATTTTTACCAATGGTCAGCGCATGGGGAGATGTTAGAAACAGTTTGGTTTAATCCATTAGCTATTGATAAATTCTTACCGGAACTACGAGAATTTTATGAAGAATATCTTATAGAGCGTGAACAACCAAACTGTATGAAGTATCTGGAAGAGAAACGTCAGCAACTTCAATGTGAATCAATGCTGGAATTGTATCTTGCGGCTACTGAAGAAATTAAGAAGCTGGAAGCAACACGCAAAGATATACTGGCTGAGATAGTTACATTGGCTGGTGAAAAGGATAGTGAGATTGCTGGTCATAAATTAACTAAAGTAATTAGAGCTGGTTCTATATCTTATGCTAAAGCCATAAAAGAACTATTGCCTGATGCAGACCTTACTAAGTATCAATCACCTCCTGGTAGCTATTGGCGTTTGTCGTGAAAGTATTAGTTGCTTGTGAATACTCAGGTCGTGTTCGTGATGCTTTTACCAAACTCGGTCATGACGCAATGAGTTGTGACCTATTAGAAACTGAATCACCGGGCAATCACTATAAAGGTGATGTACGCGAAGTTCTAGGGGGGGTGGGATTTAATGATTGCTCATCCTGATTGTACCTACATTGCAAATAGTGGCGTTTGTTGGCTTGATAAAGATATTGCTCGATGGAAGAAACTTTATTCAGCCTGTGATTTTTTCAAGTTATTTCTGAATCACTCATGCGAAAAGATAGTGATTGAAAATCCAATACCGCATAAGTATGGGTTGAGCTGGATAGGTAAGAAATATAGCCAAACTATTCAACCTTATCAGTTCGGGCATTTAGAAACAAAGCGTACTTGCTTATGGTTAAAGGGCGTTAATCCTTTAGTTGAAACAAATAATGTAAAAGCAGAAATGGATTTATTACCTAAGAGTCAATCAAACCGATTGCATTATTTACCACCTAAACCGGATAGATGGAAGCAACGGTCACGAACATTCCAAGGAATAGCAGATGCAATGGCTATGCAATGGGGAGGATCGTGAAACTCCGCCAATACCAACAACAAGCACATGATGCAGCTATAAACTGGATAAAGAATACAACTGACTCTTGCATATTAGAACTGCCAACAGGGAGTGGCAAGTCTTTAATTGTGGCTGAAATTGCCAACACGTTGCATAAAATTAGCAAAGGCAAGCATATATTATGTCTTGTCCCCTCAAAAGAGCTGTTAGAACAAAACGCAGAAAAGTATAGAGATACTGGCAATCAATGTAGCTTGTTTAGTGCCAGCGTTGGCGAAACTTGTATAAAACATCCAGTCGTTTTTGGAACACCAGTTAGCGTTAAAAATAAGATTCATCGTTTTGGCTCTAAATTTTGTGCGGTTGTACTTGATGAATGCTTTACTGGAGAAACTTTGATAAGCACACCAAGTGGCAAAAAAAGAATTGATGAAATACAAGTAGGTGAGGTATTGTATAATTCTATTGGGCGTGGTATAGTGCGTAGTGTTTTTAGCAAAGTATCATCAACTATTATTTTGGAATTATCAAATGGAAAATCAATCGAATGCACAAAAGACCATCCAATTTTCACAAAAAAGGGATTCGTCAAAGCCGAGGGACTGGAGAACGGAACGCGCATTTTTAGCAGAGAAGAAGTGCAATTGTTGTGGAACTGTTTTTCATCCAAAATTTACGGTTTTAAAGAGCGGAAGAACTGTTGCAAACATATCGGAATCACACTGGAACAAGCAAGAATTTTGTTCTTTATCCTGCTCAAAGAAAAAGAAAAATCCAATGTCAAATTTGGAATCAAGAGAAAAAATGCGATTGAAGCTAAAAGAAATACGGCATCATCCAATGATGCGTGGTGGGAACGGTCAACTACCAAGCATACCTCAGCTCGCTTTATGGCACGCATTGGGAAAAGGATGGGAAATGGAATTTTCAATAGCGACAAAAAAAGGTCATCGGAATGGTGTTTATCCGAATCACTACAAAATGGACATTGCAAACAAGGAGCTTATGATTGCAATAGAAATAGACGGAACGTCTCATTGTGCAATAAAAAGACAGGAAGAGGATTTAAAAAAGCAGCAGGTTATAGAGGAATTGGGGTGGTCAGTATATCGAGTATCAAATCAGGAAGCGATAGAACTGTATTCAACCTTCGAGTCAGTGGACACCCTTCTTATTTTGCTGGCGACGCATTAGTACACAATTGCCATCGTATAACACCAACAGTTAAGAGTATTATTGAATCATTATTAGCGCACAATCCTTCTTTGCGAATTATAGGATTAAGTGCTACTCCATACAGGATGGGGAGTGGTTATATTTATAGGATGGATGAAAACGGCAATGCTTATAGTGATGACAAAGCAAAAGACCCTTATTTTAGTGCAAAGGTTTTTACTGTGTATGCCCGTGACCTTATTAAACAAGGTTACTTAACATCACCTACTATTGGAGGAATAAATACAGGTCATTACGAAACATTGGAGTTGCAAACAAATCGCATGGGTAATTTTGCCTCTGTTGACATTGATAGAGCATTTCATGGACAAGGAAGGCTCACCAGTTCGATTGTAGGCGACATTGTGTCACAAGCAGTAAATAGACAAGGAGTAATGATTTTTGCGGCTACAGTGCAACATGCGCACGAGGTTTTAGAATCATTACCACCAGGCTTATCCTGCATAGTTACAGGTAAAACACCAAAGAAAGAACGTGAAGAAATAATCAAAGATTTTAAATGTAAAAAAATAAAATACTTAGTTAATTGCACCGTTCTTTGTACTGGATTTGATGCTCCACACGTTGATTTGATAGCTATCTTAAGAGCTACGGAGTCTGTTAGCCTGTTGCAACAAATAATAGGGCGAGGTCTGCGGATTGACGACAATAAAACAGATTGCTTGGTATTGGATTACGCTGAAAACATAGAGCGTCATTGCCCAGATGGCGATATATTCAATCCTGATATTAAAGCTGGAATGACAGGAGGTGGTACTTGCTCAATTAAAGCAAAATGCCCTGAATGTGAAACAATAAATGAATTTGCTGGAAAATTAAATAAAGAAGGATTTGAAATTGATGATAATGGATACTTTATTGATCTGGAAGGTAACAGGGTAGAAACAGAATATGGCGATATGCCAGCACATTGGGGTAGACGATGTTTTGGATTGGTAAAAAATAAAACTATACATAAGCTGGTTAGATGTACATATAGATGGACTTTTCGTTCTTGTCCGCATTGTGAAGCAGAAAATGATATAGCGGCTCGCTATTGTTGTGATTGTAAGGGAGAGCTGATAGACCCTAATGAAAAATTAGTAGCAGATTTTCAAGCTTGTAAAAAAGACCCTCATAATATGCAAACTGATAAAGTAGTTGATATGAAAGTGCGACCAACTATTAGTAAAGCTGGTAATGAATGTTTAAAAGTAGATTTTATAACTGAATACCGTTCTTTTCCAATCTGGTTTACCAAAAAAATAACAGCTCCATACAATGAGTTTATGGCGCAAACTATTGGTGGCAACATAAAACCAAATACTATCACCTACAAAAAGAAAGGTGAGTTTTTTACAATTTATGGATATAACAAGGTAGCTGATGAAATTCCATCCTGACATACCAGTTTATGGTGATATAACATTTCGAGGTGATTGCCCTTCTGAATCATTAGAGGCAGTTACATTTTTCGCCAAGTTAAGACGTGAACATCCAGATACCTACGGATTAATTGCAACTCATATAAGAAATGAAGGATTGCGAACTTTTCATCAAGCCGCTAGACAAAAAAGTGAGGGAATGACAAAAGGTGCGCCTGACATTATTATTCCGGCAAGCGTTGCGTTTATCTGTGAATTAAAACGTCAAGACCACAGCAAGTCAAAATGGCAAGATGGACAACAAGAATACCTCTTGGAAGCCCAGAAACAAGGGGCTTTTGCTTGTGTTGCTCTTGGATATGTTGGAGCATACAAAGCATTTAATTTCTGGATTGAAAAAAAATCTTTGCAAAATGATAAATAAATAATTAAGATAACCTCACTTTAACAACAACGAGAGAAACTAAAATGAACAATAAACAAATAGCAGTAATGATAATAACAGCCCTTACGTGTGGCTTTATAATTGGAACTACTTATGCCAAAGACACCCATGCAGTACAGATCCACAAAACAGGCTCTGGCATGTTTATCATCGACAAGGGCATAAAAGGTGATGAGCGTATCTACCAGGTGTTGGAGTTGCCAACCAACGTACCATCTTTTGTAAACAAAGGGGAATTTTAATGAAAGGTCAAGTAACATACGATTGCATGGCAGAAGAGTTTGAATATGAATTTGATAATGACCAAATTGGTATTCAGCTTCAGGTTGATGATCTGGTTGACAACATGCTAACAGATTGTGAGATTGGTGGTACTATGATTGCACAATCATTTATTAATTATTGCCAAGCATTAATTAATGGAGAGATCATAGACAGCGATGGTTCTGAGTTTTTTCAAATTATAGAACATGCTGTTATTTCACCAAGTTTTGAAAATCGTCATCTTCCGATTAATCAATTAATTCAAACTGCTATACACTGGCAGGCATTGAAAACAATTACCTCCTTAGGGTAATCTGCTCGCCCTGCTCCGGTAGGGCATTTTTTTGAGGCTATAAAATGAAAGATCAAAAAAACAAACCGACGCACCGTTTTACAAGACATCAAGAAATACAAATTTGGTGCATCATAGTAATCGCCATATTAATTGCTGTTACAAATGTAGCATTTGCTAAAACAACACCAACAACCAAACATTGTCTACAACTAGGCAAACAGTATCGCTATGCAGTACGCACACATAGTCCAGCTAGACACCGCCTTGTAGAAAGGCTGTGGGTGGAGTGTGGGAAATGAACAAATTTAAGGCAGTGTAACCGCACTCTTTGTATAAAAAAGCATGGACGCAGTTAGGCTACGCTGGAGGCTTGAAAATTTATCAATGCTAATAACTATGGTCTGCCAATGTTTCTCGGCATAGTTAAAAGTGAAGGCTGGCGGTTTTTGATAGCGGCTCAATTGATAATCCAGCACATTACTAACTTTTTAGAGATTTATTATGTTAACAGCAGAAGAACGTATTGAAAGAAGGCGTTTGCATAACAGACGCTACCGTGAAGAAAATAGAGCATCAATTAATGCTCGAATTAGAGCTAAAAAACTTAGACAAAGGGCTATTGAAATGCCATTAATAAATGAACAATTAAACATTACTAAAAAAGAAATCGCCAAGTTAATTGGTGTTAAGATGCTAACCCTTGAAAAGATTTTAAAAGATAAAAAGTTTAATGCGCCAAAACATACAGGTGTGCATTTTGATGGAACTGTTTTATTTAATCGAAAAGAAGTTATGGAGTGGATGCCGTACATTCGTGAAGCATCTATCTTTATAAAGAAAGGCAAACTTATTGTGTTATCCGGTATGTCTGCCCAGATCGTCCACTTTATTCGTAAAAACAAAAAAATAGAAAAATATTTCGATGAAATAAGACGCAAAAAAATGGATGGAAGGCGTAACAACAATGGATAGAGATATTGATTTTTCTCTTATGTTGCAAGTTTTACATGGAAGAGGTTTTAGTCTGGCAGACATAGCTAAAAAAACTAATAACTCTGCACATGAATTATCAAAAGTTAAACAAGAAACATTAAGCCCACCAGCTGCTTGGAATGAAGGTATAGCATTACTTGATTATTGGTTAAAAGCAACTGGTGAAAAACCCCCTAAAATTGGAGATCATTATGAAGAAATCTGAAGTAAAAACACAAACAAAAGCTATACTTGATAAGCTGGAAATTTATTATGTTTGCCCTATTAATACAGGATATAAAAAATCAGCTATTCCTGACATCATAGCGTGTGTTTCAGGCACGTTTTTAGCTTTTAACTGTATTGGTACTGGCAAATCAATTACGCCCATACAAATCGCTGAATTTAACACTATTGTGGCATCAAATGGTATTGCTTTTGTTGTTGATAGCCAGAACATTCTTATTTTAGAAAACACTTTAATTGTAATTAAACAAATGAAAGAGGGTCTTATACATGAAGATGAAACATCCACTTCCAAATGATACTGCAAGATGCTTGGGCAGTAACTGCGAAAAGAAACAAGATTGTTCACGGTATTTATCAATTGAATTAGACACTAAGGACTACATGTGGTTTTTTGATGGGATGAAGGAAATAAAAGAATTGGAATGTAGTTTATTTATAGATTTTAGAAATGGTAATTATTATGAAAACTAAAGAAAGAGAGCTACTAGAAAGATGGCTTGACGATACAATTTTTGAGCCTGAAGAATTAGATTCTTTAATGGAAGAAACAAAAGAACTACTCGCCCAACCTGAGCCAAAACGTGAGCCTTTGAGTGATGATGAAATTTGTAACTTATATTACAACGTAAATGGAGCAATACACAAATTTGCAAGAGCTATAGAAAAAGCACACGGTATTGGAGTAGATGATGAGTGAAGAAAGAGAGCTGTTAGTAAGGTGTAGAGTGGCAATAAATATTAGATATGACCAAGTAATGCTAATTCGATTGCACCATGAGATTGAAACTTTACTTGGAGAAGTCGAAGAACTATTGGAACAACCTGAGCAAGAGCCTGTAGCTTATGTTTATGCTTATGATTACCTCGATAGTCTTTATTATGCAACTGACAAAGATGTAGCGGATTACCCCAGAATATCAAGAGATGGCAAACCTCTCTACTCTTCACCGCCAACCCGTGAGCCTTTGAGTGATGAAGAAATGAGGGCTATCTGGAAGGAGGGAATTAGAGGGGAAATACCTTTTGTTGAAATCGGAAGAGCAATAGAAAAAGCACACGGCATTGGAGGTGTAGAGTGGCAATAAATATTAGATATGACCAAGTAATGCTAATTCGATTGCACCATGAGATTGAAACTTTACTTGGAGAAGTCGAAGAACTATTGGAACAACCTGAGCAAGAGCCTCTTTTAATAGAAACAAAGATTGAATGGTATGGGAAAGGGTTTAGACAAGGGGTCAATGAGTTTGCACCACCCAAACCCTTAACAGAAGATGTTATATATGCTCTTGATAAAGAAGGGATTGTTGAAAATATGGACGATCATCAAGTCAGATACGTCATTAGATGGATAAGAAGCGTAGAAAAAGAACATGGCATTGGAGGTGAGGAATGAGTATTGAAAGAGAGTTGCTACAAACCGCTCTGGGAATTTTAGAAGATTATGAGTGGGGCTACGGAGGCGATCATCATAAGTCACCTGAAGCAAGCATTTTAAATGATATTAGAAAACTACTCGCCCAACCTGAACAAGAGCCTGTGGCTTGGATGTCGCTCAGTGATATTGAATGGATGAATATTGTTAATCACCCAAAAATACTGGAATTGACAGACGGAAGGCATAACTCGGAAGAAGCGGTTAATCTTGCAGTTAAAATGACTGAAGAAAAGTGCAAGAAAAATAACTCAGATTCAATACCAAAACGTCCGCCTTTAACACCACAACAAATAAGCGTGGGTAATCAATCAATGCTTAATGTTACAAGAGAGGCTTTTGTAAAGGGTGTTAAGTTTGCAGAGAAGATGCACGGCATTGGAGGTAAGGAATGAACGTTGAAAGCGCACGATTAAAAGAATCATTATATTACGACCCTGATACTGGTATTTTCACCAACCTTAAAAGCAGGGGAGCTGCAAAAAAAGGCTCTGTTGCTGGATGTAAAGATTCAAAGGGCCATAGTCAAATTATGCTTGGTAATAAACGATATCAAGCTCATAGGTTAGCATGGTTATATGTTCATGGTAATTTTCCAGAAAAAGATATCGACCATATCAATGAGATTAAAACGGATAACCGTATAGTTAATTTAAGATTAGCTACTTGCCAAGAGAATCACCAAAATCAATCAAGTCCACAAACGAATAATACATCTGGATTTCGTGGTGTTACATGGCATAAGCAACATAGAAAATGGATGGCGCAAATAATGGTCAACGGAAAACATAAACACTTAGGCTATTTTGACACTGCTGAACAAGCTTCTGAAGCATATGTGACAGCTAAAAGAGAATTACACCCGTTTTGGGCATACAACATGGCAGATGCAATGATGGCAGAGAGGGAGAAAAGAAATGATCTCTAATCTTGAACAAATGAAAGAACACCTAGACAAAATTAAATCTCAAGCAAGTGGCTGGGAATCATCATCTGACGGTAGTTATGAAGCTTGTTTGCATGATAAAGGTTATTACAAGCTACAAAAAGACATTAAAATGGTAGAGCGTCTTGAAGAAATTGAAGATGAAATAAATGATTTGATGGATGAACAAACAGAAATTTTAGAACAAATAAATGGGGATATGAGATGAAATTTTATGATTGCGAACTGCTACAAAAAAAAGTAAATAATTACTGGTCATGTTTAGTATTGTTGACCGGAATATTGGTAATAACTTTAGTGCTATATGGCGTATTGCTTAACCATTGTTAATTAAGAAAGAAGCAAGGACGCTTCTTTTTCTCTACGAATAATTAAACCTTTTAAAACTTTTCCGCCAGCTTTATTCCATTTTTTTATTTCTGTGTAAGCAGATGCCCAATTTTCTTTATCAACATATTTCTTCAAGGTTGATGCTTTGTAATTTCCAATCCCCAGGTTATAAATAAAATCGGCAATTGCCGCTTGGCGTTGTACTGTTGATGTTTTTAATACCGGACTAGTGGATAATGCCTCATCAATTACTTTCATCGCTGTTACCAACAAACATTCATCTACTTTTTCTTGTGTCCAAGTAACACCTTTCTTTATATCCTTACCAGTATATCCATAACCGACAGTCCACACCCCAGCAGGGCATTGGTATGCAGTTAGTTTACATCCTTCACTATCTCTAATAAGCTTAAGCAATATCTCTAGTGCTGACATTATGTTTTACCAAAAATATAGGCAATCACAGCAAATATAGCTCCAGTGGCAAATACTATGCCGCCAAAAAAACCTCTATTTGAGTCGGAATTTTTTTTAAGCTCATCAAGTGATAAAAAAATCCTGTCTGATTTTCTGCGAGTTTCTTCACGTTCATCGTTTAATTCCTTGCATAAACTATCTAATCTTTGTTCCACTTTTACAAGTCTGATATTAATATCATCTGTCACGGTTCAATCCTTGAATGAAGTTTTTACACATTATAGCATACGATGCTATTTGATCGGCTCTATAAGCTTCCATTTTGAGAAATGAGCTAAATTCTTCTGAAAGTCGCCCATCATCGGGTAGGTCAATAGGTTTTGTGGAATCACCAGTTTTGGTTGTGGTGCAACGACTACTTTTTTTACTGTTGTCGTACATGCGTTGATGGCTAAAATCATCACGCTGAGTATTAATAGCTTTGATAGCTGATTCATTTGCGTCCTCCAATTCTTTATTAAGCTGTATAGCCTTTGTGTTGGCTTTTTCAGCTTCTTCAGTCAATGTGGCAAGCGTTACTTCTGCTTCTCGGTTAATACTGGCAATACTGTCTGCCATTTCTCTAATTTCTGCTTTTGATACTTTATAAGCAAACCCATATCCAGAAGCAAAGCTTGTAACAATAATGGCTACAAAAATATAAGGCATATTAGTCCCTTAATATAACGCCAAGTCCGCCAGCAACGCCTGTAGCCAACAATAATAGTTGGTCAATAGGTTTTCCCATAAATAAAAATATTGCGCCTACAATGGCAGTTATGACCCATATTAAGCCACGCTTAGTAGATGCTTCTGACCAATCTATTTTCATGGGATTATACTTGGCGTTACAGTAAAAGTTGATTCAACAGCACCATTTGGCGTAGTTGATGCCCATCTATATTTCCAGTAACCGGATTGTGTTAAATTAACTGTTGCCTTATAAATACCTGTTGATACACGGGTAATAAATACACCAACCCCATAAGTATAAGTTGTTGTTGTACCGTCAGGCATTTCAACAGTAAGCGTTAAAATAGATGGATTGGTTAATACACTATTAGATGTAATATTAGCGTGTAAAACGCTTGAATTGCCAATTAAATATTGATTATTAAACTGCATCTTGATATACCACCATCCCTGCTTGGAATTCCTCATTAATAGTCATAACAACTACAATTTTATCATCTATAAGCAATGCTGATTCAAAAGTTTCGCTAATTGTTATCATATTAATCTCAAAAAAAGGCGACATAAAGCCGCCAAACGGAGTTATTAATTAAACAGGTACGCCAGTTAAAATTTGAGCTGATCTACCAACCGCCAAATAAGGAGCAGGAGGTGTTAAAGCTGGCATTACATTTGTTGCTGATAAATAATCTAATGTTTGAGTCATAGATTCAGAATTAAGATTAATTTCCGTTACTCTAGGATCACTAAAGCGAGTCCAAAAAACTTTAACTATAGGATCAGTTGAGTTTTGTATATACGCCTGTTCTTGCGGATAAAAGCACATCATAAATTGCATGGCTGGTATCGTAGGAGGCACAGGCACAGGAGTTGGAGGTACAGGTGGAGGGGGAGGCGCACTCCACTTCTTAGTGGTTTCATTGTACAACCATCCATCCTCAACATCCGCTGGCACAACAATAAATTCAGCGGCAACTGTTGGATAGTAAATAGTGGTTGGGTCAGTAGTTGTTACATCAACTGCAACATCATTAACATTTCTAGCGTAATTTGTCATTTTAATATCCTTCCGTCCAATACAATATTACTGCGCCTGTAGTACCACCACTACCACCT